GCAATTGGTCAGAGGTACACTGACATAGTATGGGCTGCTGGATTATTTGAAGGAGAAGGCTGTATTCATACACTACGGACAAAATACAGAACACTTAATTTGTCAATGACAGATAAAGATGTTATGGAAAGATTTGTAGATGTAGTTGGATACGGAAATTTACGTGGACCAGCCTGGGCGTCAAAGAGTACAAGACCCTATTGGCAATGGAGTGTATGTAAAAGACCTGAAGTCTTACGGATATTAAAACTGTTTTTACCACACTTCGGAATACGTAGATCAGAAAAAGCGATTGAAGCCATTACCCACCTAAATGAAACTACTAATTGACTGCGATTACATAGTATATAAATGCTGTGCCGCAACAGAAACCGAACTTGATTTCGGAAACGACGTCATTGTTGTCACTTCTTCTTTTAAAGAGGCTTATTCGTGCGTAGCGCGTGAATTAGGCAAGATAAGAAGGGAATTTGGCTCATTTGACGAGATGATCCTATTCTTTACAACCCCTAATAATTTTAGGAAGAAAATTCTGGCCGAATATAAGGGAAACAGAAATCGAAAAAAGCCCTGTGGATTCAAAAGGGTCATAAATAAACTTAAGTCTGAGTACAAGGTTATTGAAGTACCAACACTTGAAGCAGACGATACTTTAGGTGTTTACGCAACCAAGCACCCAGGAAACATCATTGTCTCTCCTGATAAGGACATGAGACAAATACCTGGAAAACTATATGACTTTAAAGAAGTAGTAGACATCACACCAGAAGAAGGTGCTAGATGGCATCTAATACAGAGCCTGGCTGGGGATAACACCGACGGCTACTCAGGGTGTCCCTCAATAGGCATTAAAAGAGCTACAAGTATCTTCGAAGAGAAAGGATACACATGGAAAGCAGTCGCAGAAACCTTCGTAGAGAAAGGCTTGACTGAAGCAGACGCATTAGTCAACGCACGACTCGCAAGAATACTTACCACTGAAGACTTTGACCATGACAAACAAGAACCAATCTTATGGACCCCCACCTCCGAATACAGAGTTGACGACGGAGCAAGAATTCCGGCTGAAGTCAATTGAGTTAGCAATTAATAATCCTGAGACACAGAAAAAAGATTTAATCACTGTCTTAATGGCACTTCAGCATCAAAACATGGTGCTAGGCAATTCAATTAAAACATTACTAGAAGCATGGCCAAAACCACCAACGACCACGGACCAGAATACTACCGACGAGGCTCAATTAATGTTTGGGATTTTGTTAGGGACCAAGAACTTGGATTCCACCTCGGAAACGTAGTCAAGTATGTATGCCGAGCAGGTTATAAGAACGACGACATAGAAGACCTTTCCAAAGCCATCCATTATTTATCAAATGAAATCGAACATCGAACAAGCAAAAGAGTTCAGGAAAGCATTCGGAGTGACGAACTCTCAAACATTGCCGTCTAGAAATTTACAAAAGAATCTAATACTTGAAGAGTTCAAAGAGTTTCTAGAAGCAGAAGGGATGTTATTCAGACAGAGCTTACAACTGCATGAAGATGCACTAAAAGAGTTAGCTGACCTTGTGTATGTCTGTTATCAATACGCTGAAAATATGAATTGGGATTTAGACGAAGCTCTACGTCGAGTCCATAAAAGTAATATGTCAAAACTAGATGAGGATGGAAAGCCTACATATAGAGAAGACGGAAAAGTTTTAAAGAGTAAAAATTATCAACCACCAACACTACTGGATCTCATTTGATGGCAAATAAAATAGCAAGGACTGGAAGGGTCCAATCCTGGATAGACGATCCCACCTCACGTCTTCCAGTTTCATGTACCGTCTTCGTTGTAGAAGACTCAATGGAGGGAGCCAATGGCATTCAGCAATCGTGGGTCTTTGTATCACATGCTTTACGAAATGGAGCAGGCGTCGCAGTACACCTGTCAAAGCTACGACCCAAAGGAACAGAAACTATTAAAGGAAATGACACACTTGTTGCGTCAGGACCAGTCTCATTTGCAAAAATCTACTCAACATTAAATGAAATTCTTCGGAGAGGGGGCACCTACCGCAATGGTGCTTGCGTTATTACTCTCGACTTGCGGCATCCTGATATTTTGGACTTCATACATACTCCCCGTGCGGAACTTCCTTGGGTCAAAAGATGCATTAACCTCACCCCAAAAGACTGGGCTGATTCAAACGCTGAAACAAAGGAAGCAGTCCTTAGAGGCATTGCAAGAGGGGACATATGGCTTGCAAAAATAAAACACGATCAAAATGGAAATAGAATCTTTTCTAACGTCTGCCTCGAAGTCTTCATCGGGAGCAGATCCACATGTTTGCTTCAGCACATTAACTTGGGAGCTTGTGACATTGGAGGATTACGTTCAGCTTTCACTGAAGGTATGTCCTCGTTGTGCGACCTCCACGGCAAAACAGGTGTTGGAGCTAGTGGAGAATATAAACCAGCCGAAGAGGACCGCCAAGTCGGACTTGGATTCCTTGGATTAGCAAACTTCTTAAGGCAAAACAACATAACTTATGCCCAGTTTGCAGACTCACTTGAAACCGTTAATAAAGGTGAGTGGGTCGAAGGTACCAGTGGCATCGCAGCGCGGGAACTTCACATGGGCATCGAACAAGCTGCGGAAATAGCAAGACATAACAAGATGGATAGAGCATTCGCCATAGCTCCTACTGCATCTTGTTCTTACAGAAGTAAAGATCTCGAAGGCTTCACGTCAACTCCAGAGATCGCACCACCTATCGCTAGAACAGTAGACAGGGATTCAGGTACATTCGGGGTACAACATTATGAATATGGTGACGTAGAGATCGCATCCGAAGTTGGATGGGATACATATAAGAAAGTAGCTGATCAAATAATGATCATGCTAGAAAGAACAGGATTGCTACATGGCTATAGCTTCAATTCTTGGAGCGATATGGTGACTTACGATGAAGCATTTATAGACGAGTGGCTTAAGAGTCCACAGACGTCTCTCTATTATTCGCTGCAAGTGATGTCAGACGTACAGGATAAGTCAGATGCTTATGCTGCCTTAGATAAGGAAGACGTTGACAGTTACTTAGCAGATATATTGAGTACCCAAGAAGAACTTAGCTGTGATTGCCAACAATGAACCCGTATGAAAAGTTACTCGCAAGAAAGAGAACATGGAACCCTGTCCAAACAACAAGAGGAACATTTAAAGAAGGAGCTGAAGAGACCATCTACCGTGCTTTAGCGATTCGTCACATGGAAGTCCCAGTAGGGGATTTTATCACCGACGCTCTTGAGAAAGATGTACCATCTCGTTCACGGACTCTCCTTGAATCGAACGTAACAGATGAAATAAAGCATGACATTGCACTTAACTATATAGTCAATGCACATGGCGTAAATGATAATGCAGAGAAAGAAGCTTTCTTATTAAGAGATGCTTGGAATAGTCACCCTGACCACACCATAACTAAGGCATTAGTGATAGAGCGAGCGATATTCTTCGTGCTCTTACCATTCTTTAGATTCAATGGCGACGCAGGGTTGGCAACAGTTTCAGCAGATATCTCAAGGGATGAACAGATTCATGTCGCGACGAACTCACTTGTATGCGCGGAGCTGGGGCACGACCCTAGCCCATCGCTAGACAAGCTACGTAAAGCGACGATCAACTGGATCATGCAACCTCTTAAGTATGAGAACAGCGATCAATATTTGAGCAGAAAATTTTGGCTCGAAACAAGCGACAACCTTATGTATAAGGGGAAAGCACCTCAATTAAATGCCACCAAAGCTGGAAGAATGCCAGCGTTTTTCGAACATGACAACAGGAATCTCCCTCAATACGCTTAAGCTACACAACGATAGGTTAGACGAACTTATCAATAGGCTAGAGAATAACTTTGGTTGGAAACCTGTCCATCCCAAAGAAAATATCGAATCAATTATGTATCGCGCTGGTCAAGCTAGCGTCATCGAATACATCAAATCAATAATGGATGAAGAAATCTAATGTGTATTTTCAAACCACCTAAAACCCCAACCCCGCCGCCACTACCTCCAGCACCGCCACCACCACTACCTCCTACTCCTCCTACTCCTCCTCCAGATCCTACAATTAAGGATGTTAATCCTCAAGTAAGAAGAGCGAAAGAGGAAAGGAAGAAGAAGAGTAACTTCAGTCAAGGAACTGGTTCACTAAGAATCAAACTTGATCCAAAAGTAAATACAGGTACAGATGCAACGGGCGGAGGAATTAACTAATGCTCGCACGTGAGAGATACGATCAACTAGCTACAGATCGACGTCAATTCCTAGACAAAGCTGTTGAATGTTCCAAGCTCACGTTACCGTACCTAATACAAGACGACACATCTTCAAGACCTAGACACCAAACGTTAGATATACCTTGGCAGTCAGTGGGAGCCAAGTGTTGTGTAGCCTTAGCAGCAAAGCTAAT